TGTATACATATTAACTAATCCTGCATGGAAAGGTTGGATTAAAGTTGGTATGGCTGTAGATGCAGGAGATAGATGTAAACAATATCAAACCTCTAGTCCTTTTAGAGATTATAAATTAAGGTTTAAAAAATACTTTGATAATAGACGAAATGCTGAACAACAAGCACATAAGAAAATAAAAAATATTTGCAAAGATAACAATGGAGAATGGTTTAAAGTTTCTATATCAGAAGCTAAAGAAATCATACAGTCAATATGAAAAAACTAGATACGTTAGTAGAAGATATATACGACAAGCTATCTGTACTATCAGATGGTGAGTCACTAAACATAGACGATAAAACTATTGATGCTTTCGGTGAGTCAATGAAAGAAGTTCTTTCTCATTGGGCTAACCCTAGACCAAGAGATAGTGGTACGTTACGTATGTCTAACATTGGTAAACCTATGCGTCAGTTATGGTATGATATGCGTTCAGAAAGTAAGACAACTGAAAGAATTAAACCTTCTGTCTTTATTAAATTTCTATACGGACATCTACTTGAAGAGGTACTTTTGTTATTAGTTAAGATAGCAGGACACAAAGTTACCGATGAACAAAAAGAAGTTTCTGTATCTGGTATTAAAGGACACATGGACTGCGTTATTGATGGTGAAGTAGTGGATATTAAGACAGCCTCTAGTTTCGCGTTTAAGAAGTTTTATAATAAAACCCTAGCCGAAGATGATATATTCGGTTATCTCCCTCAGTTGGCAGGCTACGAGGCTGCTATGGGTACAAACAAGGGTGGTTTCTTAGCCATGAACAAAGAGTCAGGTGAAATAGCATTATATAGACCTGATTCTTTCGATAAACCTGACATAAAAAACAAAATAAAAACAGTTAAAAAACTTATAAAGGTAGACACTCCTCCTGATTTATGTTATAATCCTGTACCAGATGGAGCAGCAGGTAACATGAAGATAGGTAAAGGATGTACTTGGTGTAGACATAAGTTTGAATGTCATGCAGATGCTAACGAAGGCAAAGGATTACGAGTGTTCAAATATGCAGATAGATATTCTTATTTAACTAGAGTAGTAAAAGAACCTAGAGTATTGGAAGTTACTAAATGAACGGAAGAAAAGCAAAAGCACTAAGAAAACGTAGTAAAGAACTGTTAGTGGAATGGTTACGTTCTGTTGTTCCTGAAGGAGAAGATCTTACTAAGATACATACAGGAAACATACACGAGTTTATGCCTGCTGAAACACACATCTATGCTAATCGTAAGTTTTTATTAAGTGCTTATTCTTTACGTTGGTTTTATAAAAAATTAAAACGTAACCCTGATGCAACTTTATACGAGTTACTAAACGAACAGAATGTAAAATCTAGTACTGGTCATTGGGTTATCTGATGGCTAAAAGAAAACCTAGAAAAGTTAGACCAAGAGAAAAGAACGTACCGAAAGGATATGATAGTAAGTGGGAGTACGAATTGCACAAAGGTATATTAAATAACTGGAGTCATCACACTAACAAAGTACCTTATGTAATAGAACATACTTACGAACCTGACTTTGAAAAAGATAAAATTATTATAGAAGCAAAGGGTAGGTTTTGGGATCACGCTGAGTACAGTAAGTACCTGTGGATTAGGAAGTCATTACCTAATACAATGGAACTTATATTTTTATTTCAAAAACCATACGCTCCGATGCCTGCTGCTAAGAAAAGAAAAGATGGTACGAAAAGAACTCACGCTGAATGGGCTGAAGCAAATAATTTTAAATGGTATACTGAAGATACCTTACCGAAGGAGTGGAAGTAATGATTGATTATAAATTCAACGAACACAATACAATAGAACAAATAAAAAGATACATAGATAAAACATACGAACAACACTATGCTTCTGGCAAACAGCAAGCAACAGAGATGGTTATAGATGCAGGACACGGAGATGGTTTCTGCATGGGTAACATTATAAAATATGCTATAAGGTATGGTAAGAAACCTGACTCTGTTACTGGAGAATATAAAAATCAAGGTGACTTGTTAAAGATTATACACTACGCTATTATAGCTATACACTTATGGACAGAGGATAAAACACATGGTAAGTAGATTATTATATATGATACCTTTTATAGGTATGTCAGTTGGCTGTTACTTTTTATTTAGTAACAACATTGCAGTAGCAGGGGTGTTAGCTTTGCTAGGAATAGTACAAGCGAGTATTTGTTTAGGGTTTTTATTTTTACAAATGCTACGAGCAGGAATTGATGGAACATTAGAAGTAGAAGTACAACTATGGGATGCACTTATGCCTATTGTTTTTCTTTTGATAAGCTTTACTTCTTTTTTATATTTAACACTAAACATTTTACAAGAGATATAACATGACACAAACAAACAACGCAGAGTTACCCACAAACTATCAACAATTTATACATCTTAGTAGATATGCAAGATGGAACGAAGAACATCAACGTAGAGAAACATGGAGCGAAACTGTTTCTAGATATTTTGATTTCTTTGAAAATCATTTAACTCAGAAACATAACTTAGACATCGTTACGTGGAACGGAACTAGAAAATATTTAGAAGAAGCTGTACTTAACTTAGATGTTATGCCAAGTATGCGAGCATTGATGTCAGCAGGTAAAGCATTAGAGCAAGACAACGTAGCAGGATTTAACTGTAGTTATGTAGCTGTCGATAATGTCAGAGCCTTTGATGAAACATTGTACATACTTATGTGTGGCACAGGTGTCGGTTTTAGTGTAGAGCGTCAGTATGTTAATCAACTTCCTGATCTACCTGAAGAACTATTCAATACAGATACAGTAATAAAAGTAGCTGACTCTAAGATTGGGTGGGCAAAGTCCTACAAAGAACTGCTGTCGTTACTGTATGCAGGACAGATTCCTACGTGGGATGTGTCTAACATTAGACCTTATGGTGCTAGACTTAAAACCTTTGGTGGTCGTGCTAGTGGTCCTGCTCCACTTGAAGAGTTATTTAATTTTACTATCAACATATTCCGTGATGCTATTGCAAAAGGACAGCGTAAGCTTGTGTCCATAGACTGCCATGATTTGATGTGTAAGGTCGCAGAAGTCGTAGTCGTAGGGGGAGTAAGGCGAAGTGCTTTAATCTCTCTCAGCAACCTCTCAGACAACCGTATGCGCAATGCCAAGTCAGGTGCTTGGTGGGAAGACAATCAGCAGAGAGCGTTATCTAATAACTCAGTAGCATACACAGATGCTGCAGAAACTGGTGCGTTTATGCGTGAGTGGTTGTCTTTGTACGAGTCTAAAAGTGGTGAACGTGGTATGTTTAATCGTCAAGCTGCAGAGAAACAAGCAGCTAAGAACGGTAGACGAGAAGAATACGAACACTTTGGTTGCAATCCTTGTAGTGAAATCATTCTACGCAACAAGCAGTTCTGTAATCTTACTGAGGTTGTGGTTAGACCTGATGATACAACGGCTACTCTTAAAAATAAAGTAGAGCTTGCTACCATACTTGGTACGTTTCAAGCTACACTTACAAACTTTAGATACCTTACAAGTAAATGGAAACAAAACACAGAAGAAGAATCGTTACTTGGAGTATCGCTTACAGGTATCATGGACAATAACGATATGGTAACTGGATATAATATAGATTTAGATTATCTTAAAAAATATGCTGTGTCTGTTAATAAGTTATGGGCTAAGAAACTAGGTATCCCCCAATCCGCAGCAATAACTTGTGTGAAGCCTAGTGGAACAGTTAGTCAACTGGTCGATAGTGCTTCAGGTATTCACACTAGACATAGCCCATACTACCTACGTACTGTCAGAGCAGATAAGAAAGATCCGTTAGCTAAACTAATGGTAGATGCAGGTGTATATCACGAAGATGATCTTACTAAACCAGAGCATACCTATGTGTTTTACTTTCCCATGAAGAGTCCTAAAGGCTCTCTCACAAGGAAGGACTTCACAGCCATACAACACTTAGACCTTTGGAAAGAGTATCAGGATAACTGGTGTGAGCATAAACCATCTGTTACTATCTCAGTTAAAGAGAACGAATGGTTAGACGTAGGTGCTTGGGTATATAAAAACTTTGATGATGTATCAGGTATCTCGTTCTTACCATACTCAGATCACTCATACAAGCAAGCTCCTTATCAAGAGATTACTTATAACGAGTATCGTAAGTGGTTAAAGAAAACAACAGACAAAGTAGATTGGTCTAAGATAACAGAGTACGAAACAGAAGATAACACTGAGAACACTAAAGAGCTTGCATGTAGTGCAGGTACTTGTGAGATAATTTAATATGGAAAAGAAAACAGAAGCAAATTTAATAAGTTTTAAAGTACTTCTTAATCGTGACAATCAGCTAATAACAGAGATGTCTGTACTGCCTGAAAAACATATTGATAAGTTATTTCATGTTGACGAAGCTTGGATCGTGCGTAATGTTATAAACAAAAGTAAAGACAAACTACATAACATGCACGATTATCTTCAAGCAGAATTACAAGCTTTGCAAGAAATGTAAAGGTTAACTTCCTTGTTTAATATTAATAACAGAGGAGCTGCCTCCGTTAGTAGTAACTCTGTTTACTTTACCTTCTTGTTCAATCGTTATACTGTATGAACCATCTTTAGATACGTTCATCTCTAGTGTATCTTCTATAGCACGTAAAAACTTTAAGTTTGTGTCAGTAACAAAGGTACTAATTTGGGTGTCACCATCGTAGCCTACTGCAGTACCTTTTACTCCATCTGCAGACAAAGCTTTATTTGCTTTACTTAGCTCGTCAACTTCTTGTATGACATCCAGTAGATCTTCAAGGAAGTTACCTGCTAGGTAGTCTATGTCTAGCTCTGTATATTCTAAATCATCTTCAGCTAAATCATCCTGTTCTAGCTCGTCAAACTCTAAGAAATCTACGTCTAATAGGTTATCTACAGCAGCAGCTGACTCGTCTGTTTGAATCTCTTTAGTCTCTGGAGGATTTACAATGAGCATATTGTCAATCATATCTAGTGTTAGGTCTAGTATAACTGAAGGAGTTGGAGGAGTTTCAAAGTTGTATACTGTAGTAGCTTCATAGGCTTTGGTAAGGACTACCTGTCCTAGTGCTGTGTCTACAGTTATCTCACCGCTAGAGTTACCAAACTCATCAGGGAGTAGGATCACTAAAGTCTCTCCAGTTTCTTTAACTGTTAACGTGAAATCTGTGCCACGAATCCCAATGGTGGCTGCATTGGTTTTAATGCTAATGTTATCTTTAGGTATACGTCTTTTAGTTTTAGAACTTATGAACCTGCCAGTACCTTTGACAAAGGATAAAGCCATTGTAGATTTAGCAGGATCAGGATCGAACACAAACTTATCTATAATTACGTTGCTGTGTTCTGTTAGACGTATTGTTGTATCATCTCTAAACGTAACACCCATTCTGCCTTGCGCAGTTTCTAGTTTGTCCATAGAGTTAAGCGAGAAATCAATCTCGCTCTCATAAGGTTTGTCTCGTACTACTCTGGTATTGCCGTTTAACTGTGTAATGCTTCCAATATCAACATCCAACGCTTGTGCCTTGATCATCTTGGTTAATGCAAACTGTACCGTTAGAACCAGTAGAAGTAACTTTAAGCCAGTCATTATCTTGTGTGCTTTGTTGATCCACATCAAAGGCTCTTGAGCTTCCTGTGTGTGTAAGGTGAAAATACCCCTGAGCATAACCATCTCCATCGTAGTTTACTGTGTTACTGTTACCATCTATACTCATATAGTTAGTCGCTGAATCTACATCAATGTCAGCGTTAATAGTATTACTAGAACCTTGCACAGTCCAATCTATATCTGCACCACTTGCCAAAGCTGCAGTAGCTAGATCAAGTGTAAAGGTGTTGGTACTGCCTGTCACTTGGACATTAACATTTGAACCATCTGCACCAAACGCATTGGTCGGGTCCATCTTAGATGTGAACGTGTTGGTATCACCATCAAAGTTAAAGTAACCAGTGTATGTATCTGCGTACATATCTCCTAGAAATTTGTTAGTGTTACCTATCTGGTTTATGTCAAGTGTCATTGAAGTTCCATCAAGATCTAATGCAGTCATTGATCCTGCTGTAGCTAATAAGCCACCTATAATGTTACCACTACCTAACTGTTCAAGATCTATGTTAGCTGTAGCTCCTACTTGATCTACAAAGATCTCGTTGTCTGAAGCTAAAGTGCTAAACGATACTAACACCAACAAGCTAATTAATTTTTTCATATTCCCAATACCCCCTAGTAATTCCTACTTTTATTATTTCTAATACACCTGCCTCTATTGCTTTCTGCAGAGCTATAGCACTACTTTCGTTTGCTGCAATACCTCCTTCTGCTTCAATCAATTTTGTTCCTTCAGATATAAATCTAAATATATCTTGTGAAAGACTTGCCGATAACACATTCTTAGTTACCAATGTTTCAATCAATACTTCTCCTGTCGATACAGACACAAGACGTAATGAAATCGTAATCAAATCTTCTCTATATTGCTTTGCAGATCCTAAACCTAATGCTCTTGCTCCTGTTCCTCCAGAATAAACATTAGCATCATAGCTTAGTACACCTCCTTGTATTATCAATCCTGCCAGTAATAACGGTTTTACCGTGCTGTCTTCGTCAAATGAATCTCTTGTAGATCTTATGAGCTGACGTTCTTTTGTCAAGCTGTCAAGTCCTACACGTTCTGCAACTTGGAAAAATTTCCCATCTGCTGCGTGTTTTAAAGCCCTGATAAGAAAAGCTTCAGGAGCTTGAGTAATTGCTGTACTAAACAAAGCAAACTGTCCGTTGCTTTTGCGCTGTCCTGTTTGATCTTTAAAGCTATTAGGATAAATAGCTATAACAGGTTTACGTTTTGCAGCAGGTATGTTTTTTAGTTCTTCAGATTGTAAATCCATTATAGAAGAACTTTTAATTACTACATTAGGTATACCGCTGCCTTCTAAGATATTACGTGAGGCACAGCTAGAAAGTAAAGTCACCAATAGGCACAGTAATATTAGTTGTACCACCTGTTTCGTCTGTAACTGTAAGCGTGATTGTATCTGCTTCAACAACGTATTCAATCGTATTTCCCTCTAAAGTTAATTTGCCTTCTTTCTGCGGTGTCTCCCCAAACAAAGACTCCACCATCTGTCGTGATAGCTGTGCATAGATACGACTTTCTAAGTTTCTTATAAATCTAGCAAGCGTTGTGTTGTCTGCTTCTCTAGCTAACTGATCTGTGTAAGCTTTGATCTCTTCTTTAATTGTAGCTTTGCGAGTAGCTTCTTGGTTCTCAATAGTAAGGTAATGACTTGATGTATTTATTCCTGAGAAGCTAGGGTTTTTAAAACTGTAGATTAATTCGTTAGCAAAGATATCTCCTTGCCACATAAAAAAAGCTAACATATTAATTTTAATCTTTGCGCTGATCTTCACGGTCTGCTTTACTCACTTTATCAATTTCAATTAAGTTAGGAATACCTAACAAAGTTTTAAGAAGTACATCTTGTCTTACAGTTTGATTATCAAGAGATCTTACACGATCAATTAACGCTACAATAATTCCATATTGAGAATCTAATTTAGTACTAAGTCTTTCTTCCATAGCATTAAGACTAGCATCTACTTTTTCATCAACAACATCTATCTTCTTTTCCATGCCATCAATAATTTTATTTATAAGCTTCCAAATAAAGAAACCCAATCCTAGCGCACTAGCAATCGGGAATCCTACCTGATTAATAAAATCAATAGCTTCTTTCATTTACTTTACCATTTAACTTTATTAGCCCAATAAGCTGCTGACATCTTACCTTTCTTAATATTCTTACCGTGCCGAGCTTTAAAAGATTTACGTTTCATCTTCATCCGTCTAGACTCACCTGCTTTAGGTTTACCTGCAGTCTTAGCTCCTTTCTGTCCAAAGCGTATTGTTTTAATCTTATCGCCTTCTTTAGCTACAACAATATGAGATTTTTTAGGATGACTAGGTGTACGTTTGGGTTTGTTAAATCCTGACACACCTGCTCGTGCAAGTCTTGAATCTTTTTTCTTAGCCATTAGCGTTTTTTCCCTTTATGTAAACCATGTTTAGCATGTTGCTTACCTTTCTTGGTAGCTGCTCGTTTCTTTTTATTTGCTGCTGCAAGTTTCTTTCTACCTGCTGCAGTTGATTTAAGTTTCTTTATAGTTGCTGCAGGTGCATAGACTTCACCAGTCTTTGAAGACTTCTTACCACTAGCGGTACGCCACTTTTGCTTTGTCCATTTCTTTAGAGACTTCTGAGACTTCTTAAGTGCCACTACTTACCTACCTTTTTCATAGCCATTTTATGTGACTGTGTAAAGGTCTTACCTGCTTTCATTAACTTACGCATCTCAGTCATATGTTTAGATGTATGATGCACAGAATGTTTTTTTAGCGTATCTTTTTGACGCTGAGTAAGTTCTTTAGTAACTTTCTTACCTTTTTTATACATAGCTCTTTTCTTAGGTCTACCTACTTTAGAACCATATGTTCCTTTTCCCATTGGCATTATCTATATCCTCCGCCTTTTGCTTTATATTGTTTAGCCAACATCTGCGCTTTACGTGCAGACCACTGACCAGCTTTACCACCTTTGCTACCTGCTTTGATTCTATTAAAAAGATTCTTCCGCATAGTAGGTTTAGTATAATTACCTGCTTTGTTTACTGTTGATTTCTTTTTCTTTTTGACTGCCATAATAATCCATTTGCTCTTTTAGTTTTATTTGTTGTTTA